TATGTTCTTAAAACTGTATTGCGTATGAACGATAGTGAAATTCAAGATATGCAAGACCAGATTAAAAGAGAGCTCGATACTGATCCTCTTGATGGTGGTATTGATATGCCAGATGTTGGCGATGGTATCACACGTTATCCACAAGATGGTGGCGGTGGTGCTATTCCTGCTGATGATATGGCCAAGTATGATGGAGAAGCTCCACCAGAAGAAGGTGGAGATAAAGAAGAACCTGTCGAAGATAACTTTGATAAAAGTATAACTGTGAAAGGTAGAAAGAAATGAGTAGAGAGATAATTAACGCATTATCAAATGGAGATAATCTTGCTGCAGAATCAGAATTTAATGATGCACTTTCGGCAAAGGTCGGAAGCGCACTTGAAACAAAAAGAAAAGAATTGGCCAGTGTATTTGTGAATACGCCGGGTGGGGAAAATGAGGAAGATTGAAAAAATCTATGAGTCTACAGTTGTAGAGAAAGACGAACATCGTAAATCTAAGGAATATAAAAAACTATCTCCAAGGATGAAGGATGCTGTTGATTCTATTTTTACTGCAATGGATGCTAAACCTTCAGATTTCCTAAATAGTTTTGAAAAAACAATAAAAGATGCGTCAAGAGAGTTTAAAGTAAAAGAAAACGAATTGCTGTCGTATTTTGAAAAAGAAATGTTGTCGATTTAAGGAGTTAGAGGATGGCCATTGTTACAAGAACACTCAGAGATACTGCCGTTAATGCACCCGGCGCTGGTGGAACAGTTACAATTAAAGTTGATATCGAAGATGATGCAGCTGCAAATGGCGCTATTTTAGATGCAAGTGGATTAGATGGTCATGCGAACGGTGCAAAACTACACATCGCCAGACTTTGGTGGGCATTGACTCAAGGTAGTGCTGATGATGATACTGGTCATGTTGAAATTCAAGAAGTATCATCATCAACAGATATTGTTCAGATTAGACTTGCCGGAACTGGACACTATGATGGTTCTGCTGGCGTTATTCCTGGCACTGCGGCAAATACAACAGCAACTTCTGGTGACCATGAAATAACTACTTTTGGTACATCTGGTTTTGTTATCATCGAATTCAAAAAAGACGAAAACTATACAGCATAAGGATAGGGTAATGAAGTTATTTTCAGAGGCAGTCGAAGAAGTAGAATATATTACTGAAGCAAAAGAGGATGGCGGTAAGAACTACAAGATTCGCGGCATCTTTATGCAGGCTGACATCAAGAACCGTAATGGTCGGGTGTATCCTATGGAAATACTCAATAAAGAAGTTACTAAATATAACAAGAACTTTATTAAAGAGAATCGTGCATTTGGTGAGCTCGGACATCCAGACGGACCAACCGTCAATCTGGAACGTGTATCGCATATGATCACATCTCTTACACCAGAAGGAAAGAATTTTATTGGAGAGGCGAAGATTATGTCTACGCCTATGGGTGAGATTGTGAAGAGTCTTATGGATGAAGGTGCAAAACTGGGCGTTTCCTCACGGGGAATGGGCAGTCTAGATCAAAAAGGTGGAGCAAACTATGTGCGGGATGACTTCTATCTCGCAACAGCAGCAGACATTGTTGCTGACCCCTCTGCGCCAAATGCTTTCGTAGAAGGTATTATGGAAGGTAAAGAGTGGGTTTGGGACAACGGTGCGTTGTTAGAATCAGAAATGATGGAGATGAAGAAAGAATTTGACGTTAAGAAACGTCGAAGAAACGCAACTAAAGAAGCATTGGCATTTGCTAAGTTTCTTAAAAGACTTTAATTTATAAATAATCATTACAAAGGTAAGGAGACACCCTATGTCAGAACTAGAACAAACAATCGAAGAGTTGGAAGCGGAAGTACTTGCTGAACTCGAAGAAGCGAGTGATCCCCAGACGAAGGGTGCTGCTCCAGCTGAAGGCAAAAAGAAAATTGATGCGGTAACACCCGGTGGCGAAACCGAAGATGGTGGAGAACCCGTAGTAGAACCTGATGCAAAGAAATCACCAACAGATGTTGCTGGAAAGAAATCAAAAGAAATTGGTAGTGATGCACAGCAGAAGGGTGAAGGGAAACCTGATAAGCCCCAGAAACTTGCTGCTGGTCATGTACCAGAAGGTGAAGTTGTTGTTGAAGCAAAAAAGATGACTAAAACAGAGATGCAAGATAATATGATTACCTCCATGAAGAAAATGAAAAAGGGCACGATGGAAACGGTTTATGCTGCTTTCATGAATGGCCAAGAAAACATGGATGGAATGGATGAAGCTGCAAACGACGAACTCAAGAAACTTGAGGACGCAAAGGCAGAGATCGAAGAGAAGATCAAGTCCATCAATGTCAAGGAAGACGTTGACGCTCTCGTAGAGGGTGAAGACCTTTCTGAAGAATTTAAAGAAAAGGCAGCAACAATCTTTGAGGCTGCTGTTAAATCAAAGACCCGTGAAGAAATCTCTCGTATTCATGAGGGAATGACTGACGAGTTTGAAGTAAAACTGGAAGAGTCTGTTGATGCTCTTACAGAAAAAGTAGATACTTATCTCAACTACGTTGTAGAGACATGGACTAAAGAGAACGAGTTGGCAATTGAGCGCGGTTTGAAGGGCGAGATTGCAGAAGACTTTATCTCTGGACTGAAACAGTTGTTTGAAGATCATTATATTGACGTGCCTGATGAGAAATATGACGTTCTCGAAGCACAGTCTGACAAAATTGCTGAACTAGAAGAAAAGGTTAACAGTGTTATGGAGCAGAATATCTCCCTTACATCTATTAAGTCTGGTCTGGTTCGGGAACAGGTTATCTCTGAAGCTTGCGAAGATTTAACTGATACCGAAATTGAAAAGTTCAAGTCTCTCACTGAAGATGTTGACTTTGTTGATGAAGAGTCCTTCATGGCAAAACTCGACACCTTGAAGGAAAGTTATTTCCCGAAGACGATTGTTGAACAAACTTTTGATGATGAAGATGGTGGCACCGCACAGGACATTGATACGACTGGAGCTATGAACGCTTATATGTCGGCAATCAGTCGTAACAAAGAGCGTGCCCAATAATATTATAAACAGATGTAATTAATAAAGGAGAAACTAATGTTTCAGACAGAACATCTACAAGAAAAGTGGCAGCCAGTCCTAGAACACCCCGATCTACCACGGATTGAGGATTCTTATAAGCGGGCAGTTACTACTCTCATCCTAGAGAACCAAGAAAAAGCTATGCGTGAGGATCGCGGTTTCCTTACAGAAACAGCGCCAGTCAACAGCATGGGTGGCGGACAGATGGATACATGGGATCCGATTTTGATCTCATTGGTTCGTCGTGCAATGCCTAACCTCATTGCTTATGACGTTTGTGGTGTGCAGCCAATGACAGGTCCAACTGGACTTATCTTTGCGATGCGTTCCTCGCTCGCCTCACAGGACGGTGCAGAAGCCCTTATGGACGAAGCATTTCCTGATACTTCCAATCAGAACGCTGCCGGTACAATCGGTGGTGGTGATGTTGGTGCTACAGAGACTAACCCTGCTGTTCTTAATGATGCCTCTGCGGGAACATATACTTCTGCAACAGGTATGACTCGTTCGCAGGCTGAAGCACTTGGTGATAGCGGTACGAACGCTTTCGCTGAAATGGCATTCTCCATTGAGAAGTCTACGGTTACTGCCGTTTCTCGCGCACTCAAAGCTGAGTACACGATGGAACTTGCACAGGACTTGAAGGCAATTCATGGTCTTGACGCCGAGACAGAACTCAGCAACATTCTTTCGACAGAAATTCTTGCTGAAATTAACCGTGAAGTTGTTCGTTCGCTGTATGTTACAGCGGTTGCGGGTGCTCAGGTTAATACAACTACTGCTGGTACTTTTGATCTGGACACCGACTCTAATGGTCGTTGGTCAGTTGAGAAGTTCAAGGGTCTAATGTTCCAGATCGAACGTGACGCCAATGCGATTGGTCAACAGACCCGTCGCGGCAAAGGTAACATGCTGATTGTTTCGGCTGACGTTGCTTCTGCTCTTCAGATGGCTGGTGTTCTTGATTACACGCCTGCTCTGAATAACAACCTCGCGGTTGACGACACATCCTCCACATTCGCTGGTACGATGAATGGTCGTTTCAAGGTCTATGTTGATCCGTATTCTGCAAATGTTGCTGCTAGTCAGTATTATGTTTGTGGTTATAAGGGTACATCGCCTTATGATGCTGGTTTCTTCTACTGCCCATACGTTCCGCTTCAGATGGTTCGTGCGGTTGGTGAGAATTCCTTCCAGCCTAAGATTGGTTTCAAGACCCGTTATGGTCTTGCTGCTAACCCATTCGCTGCTGCGGGTGCGGTTGCTGCCGCTGACACGGTTAACACCGATGCGTCACTGGATGCTAATACAAACGCTTGGTATCGTCGCGTTAAAGTC